GCGACCGCGAAGTCGCGCGGCCTCGGCGACGTGAGGGATTGATGGGCGAGGTCTGCACGATCACGATCAATTCGTGGGAAGGCCGCGCGCCCACGCCAGGCGTCTATTTCAAGACGCCCTTCGGGAGAACCGCTTACGAGGTGATCTCCTTCACGGCGACGCGCCCAGGCTCCAAAACATTCGGTCGCGTCAGGTGCCGGCGTCTGTCGCCCAGCGAAATACCGGACGGCGCAACCGTGTTTCATTGGCGCTGGAGCCGTCGATAATGCGCGCGCCGCAACGCGGCTTTCAGACCCCGCCGGAGATCACGCGCTATTTCGCAGAGAAGAGCCTCAGGCCGGCTTTCAGCTGGCAGGACGTCTGGGGCGAGGAGCACGCCTACGCCTTCACCGTCGCCAAGGCGGTCGATCTCGAACTGCTGACGCTGTTCAAGACCAGCATTCAGCAGGCGATCGACAAGGGCGAGGGTTTCGAGAGCTGGCGCGAGAAGCTGATCCCGGAACTGCAGGGGCTCGGCTGGTATGGCAGGCGCAAAGTCGACGATCCGACCGGCAAATGGAAATCCAAGATCGTCGACTTCTCGCGGCCGGCAAGGCTGGAGAACATGTTCTGGTCGAACGTTCGCACGGCCCGCGCCGCCGGCCAGTGGGAGCGCATTCAGCGCACAAAGGCGGGCCTGCCCTATCTCCTCTATGTGCGCACTGCCTCGCAGAACCCGCGCGAAAAACATCTCGCTTTCGTCGGAATCATGCTGCTGGTCGACGATTCCTTCTGGTCGACGCATTTTCCGCCGAACGGCTGGGGCTGCAAATGCAGCGTCCGCCAGATTACGCGCTTCGAATATCGGCGCCTGGCGGCTACGGGCGAGTATCTGTTGGAGCCGCCCACGATCGAGACGCGGCCATTCGTCAACCGTCGCACCGGCGAGATCACCCATGTGCCGGTCGGCATCGATCCCGGCTGGGGAACCAATCCAGGTCTCGCCCGCGCGAAGACGCTCGTCGACAATGTCAGCGCGCGGCTGGAGGCGGCCGGCGAGGACGCGGCGCGGGCGCGCATCGCCGAGATCGTCAATTCTCCCGCGCCGAAACTCCTGCTCGGGCTTTCGGGGCCGCGCTTCGATATGCCGGTCGCCGTCTCCGGCCGGCTCGCCGAGAGCTGGAAGGCGTCGTCGCCGCTCGTCGCCGTGTCGAATGAAGTGATGCGCCGCAAGATCGACAAGCATGCGCCGGTCGACGCCGACAGTTTCGCGCTGGTTCAGCGCGTCGTCGATGACGGCGAGACGATCGATGAAGGCCGCGGCGAGAACCGGCGCTCTCTGGTCGCGCGGATCGATGGGGCCTGGTGGAAGCTGGTGCTGGCGAAGACGCAACGCGGTTATATGCGCATCGCCACCTTCCTGAAGGTGCGCTCGCATGAGGTGGAGCGATTGAAGCGGAAGGCGGGGAGCGGCGAAGGAGGTTCGTGACGGGGAGGACGCCAGTTCCCTCCGCGGGCGCAGTGCCCGGCTGCTCGATTTTGCGCCGTCACGAGGCTGAATATAGCCCTCCAGGGAGCCGCCTTCAACGCGTGATCGCGATTTTCGCGGAAACGGCCCACTGGCGCCCGAGTCCAAAAAACCGCTCCGATCGGCCGACGCGATTTGAAAAACGCGCCCACGGCCTTCAATGGGCCTTTAACGTCGATTTTATCGGGAGGGGGATAGGCCGCGCGGAAAAGTGCGCAGCGGTTTTCCGTTCAGCGGCCTAAAAACGACTCTCACGCGGCCAGAAAATTTTCGTAGCCAAGCGCTCGGGGCCGTAAGCGCAGTTTGTGCGCATGCCGACCGCTCCGCAAGCCGACTTTGCATTCCATGCGCTGGCCGCCGCGCTCCCCGCCGGGGAGACGCCGCCGGAGTGGATCACGATCTTTCCGAAGGTCGGGCGGATCGATACGCGAGACGGGAGAAGCTACGATGTAGACGCCGCGGCGCTGATCGCCCGCTTTAAGTCCGATGGCGTCGACGTGCCGATCGACGTCAATCATTCCACGCATCATGCGGCGCGCACCGGCGCCCGCGCCGACGCCGTCGGCTGGATCAAGGAGCTGCGCGTCGAAGGCGGCGCAACTTCAGGCAGCGCCGCTCGAAACATCGGCGGCGCCCTGCAGGGCAAGGTCGAATGGCTCGACGAAGGCAAATCGCTGCTCGCCGCCAAATCCTATCGCTTCGTCTCGCCGGATTTCTTTCATACGCCCGAGGGCGTGACGACCTGGCTGCGCTCGGTCGCGCTCGTCACCGCGCCGGCGCTCGGCGGCCAGAAGGCGCTCGCCGCCGCATCTTCCCAGCAGGAGTCGACCATGGACAAGCTTGCCGCCGCGCTCGGCGTCACCGCCGGCGCGAATGAAACCGCTCTGCTCGCCGCGCTCGGCGCCGGCTTCGTGCCGAAGAAGAACCATGACGAACTCGTGGCGCAGCTGGCGGCGTCCGAAAAGAAGCTCAAGGACATCGAGGACGCCAATCGCCAGGCGCGCGTCGACGCGCTGATCGAGGGCGCGCTGAAGGACAAGAAAATCCTCCCCGCCGAAAAGGATCATTACGCGCAGCTCTGCGCCACCGACTCCGGCTTCGACAGCGTCAAGGCGCTGCTCGCGGCGAAGAGCCCGGCGCTGACCAAGTCCAGGCTCGATGACAAGAAGGAGCCCGATGGAGACGCGGCGGCGCTGTCGGCGCTCACGCCGACGCAGCTGTCGGCGAAGGCGAAGAAGATGGTCGCAGACGGCGAGGCGGAAGATTTTTTGTCCGCCATGACGGAGCTCCGCGACAGGCTTTCTTCGGGCGCCGCCTAAGCGGCTTCCGCCACGACCTCATCTAAGGACAGCGAATATGAGCGCCAACGCCTGGTTCAAGAGCTTCACCATCACCGGCGTCGCCGGCGACAAGACGATCGTCAAATTCACGGCCAACCGCGGCGAGGTCGCGCCGGCGACGGCAGCGACCGACAAGATCGCTGGCGTGCTGGCGCTCGCTGCGACTGGGGCCGGTCAGGTCGTCGACGTGGCCATGGGCGGGGTTCACGAGGTCGTCGCCGGCGGCGCGATCGCGGCCGGCGATCCGCTGACGACCGACGCCAATGGCGCGGCGGTTCCTGCAGCCTTCGCCGCGGGGGCCGCGCGCCATGTCATCGGCAAGGCGCTCGTTCCAGCCGTGGCCGGCGACATTTTCCCCTATCTCGTCGCGCCTTCCGTCATCGCCGGCTGAAGCGGCGGTTAACTCCTAACTCTTCGAGGCACGCATGGCCCCCAACCGCCCCTTCGTCGTCAATCCGGTGCTCACCGGCATCGCCATTTCATATTCCAATCCGGACATCGCGCTGATCGCCGATCAGGCGATGCCGCGCGTCGGGGTTGGCGGCGAGACCTTCAAATGGACGGAATATCCTCTCGCCGAGGGTTTCACGGTTCCCGACACCAAGGTCGGCCGCAAGGGCAAAGTCGGAGAGGTCGAATTCTCTGGCGAAGAGCGGGACGGCTCTGTCGAAACCTATGGTCTACAGGACCCGATCCCGCAGTCCGACATCGACGCCGCGCGGGCGCAACGCGAGAAGAAGCTCTCGACCTATGATCCCGAGGCGCGCGCGACGCAGATGCTGACCAAGCTCGTCGAGCTTGATCGCGAAATTCGCGTGGCGGCGAAGGTGCAATCCGCGGCGAGCTACGACGCCGCCAATGTGATTGCTCTGGCGAACGCGGCTGACCGCTTCGACGTCGATACCGGCGATCCGGAGTCGGTTATCGATCAAGCCCTCAACGGCGTGATGATCTTCAGGCCGAATACCTGCACCATGAGCGAGGGCGTCTGGCAGAAGCTGCGCAAGCAGCCAAAGCTGGTTCAGGCGATCAAGGGCACGACCCAGGGCGCCGGCAAAATCACGCGCGAGGAATTCGCAAAATATTTCGAGCTGAAGTCCTTGCTGATCGGCGCGGGCTGGGTGAACACGGCGCGCAAGGGCCAGCCGGTCAATTTTCAGCGCGTTTGGGGCAAGCACATCAGCTTCTCCTATCTCGACAGCAGCGTTCAGAGCGCGGACGAAGGCGCCGTCACCTGGGGCTTCTCGCCTCAGTTTGGCGGGCGGCTCGCTTTCACGATGTTCGACTCCGATATCGGCCTCAAGGGCGGCAATGTCGTCCGCGTCGGCGAAACGATCAACGAACTGGTTGTCTGCAAAGCGGCCGGCGCTCTCATCCAGAATGCGATCAGCTGACGCGCGGCGTCGATCGACAGGCGCGCCGGTGAAATAGGCCGGCGTCTCAATCCACTCAAGGAGCGCCATAGATGGCTGCGAACACCGAACAGGACGCCGTTGCGAAAGAGGCCGCCGCCAAGAAGGCCTCGGAAGAGGCGGAGGCGAAGAAGAGACGGTCTTTCGTCACGAAGTTCCAGGTGTTGCTTGGCGGCGAATTCGTGCCGCCCGGTAAGAGCGTGACGCTGACGCGCGAGCAGTTCGAAACGCTCAAGGGCCTCGGCGCGATCGAAGGCGAGTGGAAGTAAACATCGACAGTCGGCAATAGGCAGTCGGCAGTCGACCTATTGCCGAAGCCAGACTGCCGACTGCCGAGGAACTGATGGCTCAACCCTTCGCTACAACCGCCGATGTCCAGGCGCGCTATCCGAGCGACGCGGCGCTGCTCTGCGCCGACGAGACGACGCGCGAGCCTGATTGGGCGCGTTTCGACGCGGCGCTGGCCGACGTCTCGATGGAAATCTCGATCATCCTGCAGGCGCGCTACACGCGCGCGCAGCTTTCCGATCTCGACGTCGAGTCGCTCGGCGCGTTACGGCTTTTTGCGATCGACATGGCGATGTATCGCGTCGCCGTCACCTTCGCGCGCACGACCGACGAATTGAAGACCCGCTACGAGATCGCCGTCGCGCGATTGGAGGGCATCGCCTCCGGCAAGAAGGGCGCGCTGACGTTCAACTCCTCGGGCAGCGGATCGGTCGACGGCGCGACGACGACAGGCTCGCCCGGCGAAGCGATCGTCGTCGCGCCCGAACGTCACTTCTCCCGCGAGAGGATGTGGTGACGCGCATGTCCCGAAAAAGTGCGCAGCGGTTTTTCGATAAGGACATGCGCCAAAAGGAAGCATGCTGATGGACTTCGGCGTCAAGATCGAAATCGACAGGAACGACCTCGGAGCGCTCAACGCGCTGGTGACGGGTCTGTCCGATTTCGACGCCGCGCCGCTGGTGACCGAACTCGTCCAGCTCGGCGAAAACCAGACCCGCAAGCGTATCGAAAGCGGCGGGCCGGGGCCGGACGGCGAAGCCTGGCCGCCGAACCTCGAAGGCACGCCGATCCTTTATCGCACCGGCCGGCATCTGCATGACTCGATCGCCTCTTCGTCATCGGGAACGAGCGGCGAGTTCGGCGCAGCCTGGGAATTCGCCCATGTCCATCAGGACGGCATGACCATCACGCCGCGCGATTTCTTCGCGACGCGAGGGCATTTTCTCGGGGGCTCGCTCGCCTTCACGATCAAGGGAAAGACAGTCTTCGCCAAAAAGGTGACGATCCCGGCGCGGCCCTTCGTCGGCGTCTCGACCGACAACGTCGAGGAATTCAAGGCGCAGGTCACCGACTATCTGCAAAGGCTCCTTCCGTGACGCCGCTCACCCGCGCCGATCTCGTCGCCAACGCCCACGTCAAAGCGGCGCGCGACGCGATCGTGGCGAAGCTCAGAACGCTCTTCGTCGACATCGAAGTGAGGACCCATCTCGGCAAGCTCGACATCAGCGACGTGCTCGAAAAGAGCATTTTTAATCCGCCGACGATCGCCGTCGCGGCGACGCGGATGAAGCCGGACGGAAGGCTCTCTGGCGCTGACGATTTCGTCATCGACTTCACCGCCTATGTCGTCGCCGAACGAGTGCTGGTCGAGGGACGCCGCGTCGAGGGAGATGAAATGGCGCTCGGCATTTGCGGGGCGCTGCTCGTCGCGCTTGCCGACGAGGATTTCGCCCGCTGGGGGCTTGAGGACATTGGTCCGCCAGACGACGCTGAGGCGAAGCCGCTCTTCACCATCAAGAGCATCGCGAAAGGCGTGGTTTATTACGCCGTGACCTGGAAACAGACGCTCTACGCCGTCGCGCCGGCGAATTTCTTCACGGGAGAAGATGCGTGAGTCTCTTAGCCTCTGAGCAACGTCGCGCGCGCCGCGAAATCGTGCGGCTCAACCGCCGCCTGGCGCTCGCTCATGTCGAAGGCGTCGTCGCCGAACGCGACGAAGAGAAATGGATGGTGCGGCTGGAGCTGGGGACCGACGAGGACGGCAATAAAATTCTGTCGCCCTGGGTGAAGCCTCATTCGAACAGCGCCGGCTCCTACAAGGACTCCCCCGCGCTGCCCGCGATCGGCGATCGCATGCGCCTGCATTCGCCTTCGGGAATCGTCGGCGCGGCGTCTTACGCGATCCCCTCAGCCTTCGACGACGACGTGAAGCGGCCGGACGGCCAGGGAGGGGACGAGGCGGCGCGCGAATTCGGCAAGACCCGCGTCTCGCAAACGCAGGAGAGCCTGACGCACAAAACCGAAAAAACCAGCATCGCGCAGAGCAGGGACGAAATCGCGATCAAGGGCGAAAGGAAATTCGAGGTCGAAGCCGACGAGGCGCGGCTCAAGGGCAAAACGAGCCACATCCACGGCGAGAGCATCGACAAGATCAAATTCCACGTCGGCGATCAGGTCTACCAGATCAGGCCGGAAGCCCTGCAGCCAACCACTGATTGATCCGGCGCCGATGTTTCGAGCGCCGGAAGAAGAAAGGCCGGCGCCGATGTTTCGAGCGCCGGCATAGGAGCGAACCAGGATGAGCGATCGCAAAACTTACGTGACCACCGAACGCGCCGGCTTTGTCGTCGCCGGCCGCCGCGTTCCCCCCGTCTATGAGAAGGACAAGCCGGCTCGGCCGAAGGTCGGCTTCGAGCTGCAGCTGCTCGATGTCGAAGCCGAATACGAGCTGGCGCAGGGGACGATTATCCTGAAGCCCGCCGAGACGAAAAAGAAGAGCGAACAAGCGCCTTCAAACGGCGCTTAAAGGAGTTTTTGAGTGATCCGCTACCGCAACGGGATCGACGCGAGAACCGGACGGACGCTGTCCGGCTTCGCGCATCTGCAGCAGTCGATCGCGAAAATCGTGATGACGATTCCGACCGAGCGAATCATGCGGCTCGACTTCGGCATGAATCCGACGCGCCATCTCGGCCGCAATATTTCGGCGGCGCTGGCGGCCGAATTCTATCGCGACGTGATCGTCGCCGTGCACAGATGGGAGCCCGAATTTCGCATCCGCCGGCTGCAGCTCGTCGCGCTCGATCGCTTGGGCGCACTCGGCGTGCTGTTCGAGGGCGCCTATTACCCCGAAGGGCGCCTCGGCAATTACGCAATCGTCGAAGACGTCAATCTCAGCCTGCCGCTCGCCGTCGCCGAACTGCGAGGCGTCGCGTGATGTCGCTCTCGGCCGAGACCATCGACCTCTCCCGCCTGCCGGCGCCCGACGCGATCGAGAAGCTCGATTACGAGACGCTGCAATCGGCCTTCATGACGCGTTTTAGCGAGGTCTGGGCGGCGGCGCGCGCGCTCGATCCGAGCCTGCCCGATTACGACGTCGCGGCGCTCGAAACCGATCCCGCCGTCATCGTCTCTCAAGCCTGGTCCTATCTGCGCCTCCTCGATCGCGCCCGCGTCAATGACGCGGTGCGCGCCGTGCTCGCGCCGCTGGCGCAGGAAGACGATCTCGACAATGTCGTGGCGCGGGCCAATGTCGCGCGGCTGACGATCGTTCCAGCCGCCGAGACGACGCCCGCCGTCATGGAGACCGACGCGCGTCTGCTGATGCGCTATCTGCTCGCCTTCTCGCGGCCGGCGGCCGGAACGCGCGAGCGTTATCTCTATGAGGCCTATACGGCGCTGCCGATCCTGCATCACGCTGCGGTGAACGGGCGGGCCGTGCATGGGCGGCGCGGCGACGTCGATATCGTCCTCGCCGGTCCGGACGGGCGCGATCTTTCCGAAGAGGAGCTGGCGATCGTCGCCGAGCGCCTCCTCGCCGACGATGTGAAGCCCGAGGCCGTCTCGGTGACCCTGTTGCGGGCGACGCGCAATCTCTACGATTTTTCCGGAACTATTCTCGTCGCGCGCGGCCCCGACGCGGAAACCGTGCGTCTTGAAGCGGTCGCGCGCATCCGCGCGGCCGGCGCTGCGCGGATGAGGATTGGCGATTTCGTCCCCGTGTCGTCGCTCGCCGGCGCGGCCTATGGCGCCGGCGTGCTGCGCGCCGCCGCGACCGCGCCACCGGCCGACGTCGCCGGCGATGCTTACGTCATTCCGATCCTCAACGTCGTCGATCTCGCCGCGGAGCAGCAGGCATGAGTTCGGTCGGCGATCTTCTGCCCGGCGCGCGCGGGCCTTTCGAAGAGGCCGTTAGCGCCGGCGTGTCGGACGAGCTGCCGGTTCCGATCGTCGACGCGGTCGACGCCTGGCGCGCGCCCGCCGCCTTCCTGCCCTGGCTCGCCGTCCATTATGGCGCGCCGCTGTGGTTTTCCGACTGGTCGGAGCACATCAAGCGGCTCGCCGTCGACGAAGCGCCGGCGCTCGATTTCTCGATCGGGACGCGCGCGGCGGTTCCGACCCTGCTCTCCTATGTCGACGCGACGCTGGTCGACGCCAGGTCCTATCCGCAGCGCTTCGTCTTCGGCCGCGCCGTCGTCGGCCGAACGCCTGTGCGGCATCCGGCCTTCATGGCGCGCTATCTCGCCCTTGTCGACACCACGACGCCGCGCAACGGCTTCGTCTTTGGCCGCGCCGCGCTCGGCCGGCGCGCCGGCCGCACGCCCTCTCGCGAAAAATTCAAACGCGCGCGGGC